ATGAAACCGAAATGGCCGCCCACAAGGCCGAGGTCCTGGCTCGTCATGCGAGGGGCGAGGGCGTAAAGAACATTGCAGAAGCCCTCGGAGTCCGGTGGCAATGGGTCAGGGCGATCTGCGCTAAAGCACCCAAGCCCAAGCAGGAGGACAAAGCCGGTTTGCCCTCAGAAAAAGCCCCTCCACCAGAGCCACCAGCCGAATCCCTCGCTCAATCTGCCATAATCCAGGAGCGCCCTACATCTCAGGCAATCTCCCGAGCCGAGCTGGATGCTAAGATCTGGGCCCTCCACAAGGCCGGACAGACGCCTGAGGAGATCTCCGACTTACTCTACAGCGAGGGCCTGTATTACTCAGAGAAATCCGTTCGGGTCAGGCTGATCTCCCAGGGGGCAGATCTGTGAGCGATATATCTATCGGGGTTCGCGTCAAGGTCGTTGGGCCAAGCGTTCTAGGAGATAATCGCCATTTAGGCGAATCTTTCCTGATCACAGGAGTAGTGCATCATCCATATGGTGATCACTTCCCCTTTCGTCCATATGATGGCACATATTATCCGGAAAGATCTCTGGAGGCATTGCTCTTATGATCCTCTCCGACCTGCAGGTGCTCACCCTGGTCAAGGCCCACCCGGGCCTCAATTTCTATCAGATCCAGAAGACTGCAAAAGCGTCTATGAAGAAATGGGACTGGAGCATCGGCAAGATCCAGAAGGCAGTGCGGCGGCTGGAAGAATCCGGCAAAGTCGAGACAGAGACAGTAATCTCAGGGGGGAGAGCATGTGTCTTAGTGCGACCCAAATAAACTTTCAAAACCCGGATAATATTCTCCCCGCACAGACATTACAGTTGAGGGGAATGGATGACTATGATCCCGCTACACAAAAGGCACTCCGAAAGGACCAGGCTTGGATATCCATCGATTCGGGCGGAACCATCCACGCCCACCTGTGCATCCGTTGCCAGGTAGCGGAGAAGGATGGCAGGCTGATCTACAACGGTCGGCCCTACAATAGGGGCTGCTGGTCCTGGAGACCTCCCAAAATCATCCGCATGCAGGGCAGGCTGGCCAGAGAGACGACCGATCCCCGCAATGAGCACCCGGAAATCATCATAATAACCCAAAACGGCAAGGCGCTACAGCTTGACGCTTGCCCATGCGGCGGGGAGCTGCTGAAGGATCACAGGGGATTCCTGTATTGCGGCTCCTGCTATGAGATCTATGAATAAATTACAGTCATCCATAAGGATGAATAAATTAAGGAGAGGTGAAACGTCCTCAGTCTAAACCATGCGCCGGACCCAATCAGGCCCGGTTCATGATGACTGCTCTATTGAGCCGGAGCCTGCATCTCCGAAACATGCAGGGCAAGACGGCGGGCAGGAAGGTGAGATCCGGCCTGCTATGAGGCAATGATGGCCAGCCGCTGGCAGCCGGAGCCCGTTGACGATCCCACATGAGGCTATAAAGGATATTCGATATGGCCGGGATAAATTCCATCAATGCGGCGTCATGCTCATGGCCGGACAGAGACGTTACCTGCAGTCCGGGCAGGGTGAACCCAGCGCGCAGACCATGAGCTAGCCGGAACAGCGCGCCGCATTACAATCACCAAAACGCATTCCATCCTTTGGTGTGTCAGACCAAATCAGGCCCGGTGAAGAAGCGCACCGGGCCTATCCTCCTAGTCACTATGTGACGGGCCTTGCCAGGATCTAATTGTGGGGATTAGCCTCCTCCGTAAGAGTGACTCTGATAAACAGCCTGGTGAGGCAGCTCCTAATTACCATGGATTGATGATATGTGCCCATACCAGACGAAATTAGAGCGGCGATTATCCAAGATGGGAAAGAAGGCCGCTTAAGCCAAGAGGAGATCGCTGCAAAGCGATTGGGTGACAAGAAAAAGGTAGGCACAATCTCCAAGATCCTGAGAAAAGCAGGCGTATCTACAAAAGGCCGGGGCAGACCTAAGGCAAAATCTTTCTCTGCAAATCTTTCCGATAAGAAATCCACATCAAAGAAGCCCATAAAACTAGAAAGTTTTGAATCCAAAAATCGGCTGGATCTTCTCGATGAAGCATTATCATACCTAAAAGCAAGCCTCCCAGAGGTCTATAGCCCCAAAGGCTTCTCTGAATGGACTTCGGCTGTAGAGCGCCTCCTTAACCAGCGCCGCATCGAGGCACCGGCAGCGCCAATTGAGCCAGAAGACGATGGCTTTATGATGGCGCTGGAAACCAAGACATCCGAAGTGTGGAAAGATGCTCCAGATATTCCCATTCAAGTGGACTCCTCCAAGTGTTCTCCAATGGAGAATCTTAACCTGGTGGGCGATGGGCTCACCGATCCGGAGCCTAAACGGGATCATAGCTGAAGGGGCGATACGGAGCGGCAAGACTGCCCCCATGTCGCTCTCTTTTGTCATTTGGGCTATGGCAAATTTCAATGCCACTAACTTCATCCTGGCCGGCAAGACCATCGGCAGCCTCCGGCGAAATGTAGCTGCACCCCTCAAGAGGATGCTAATAGGCCGGGGCATGCAGTTTGTAGACCACCGGGCAGATAACATGATTGAGGTGAGTTACCTCGGCCATGTCAACTATTTCTACCTATTCGGAGGTAAAGACGAATCTAGCCAGGACCTGGTGCAGGGCATCACTGCAGCCGGGGCCTACTTCGATGAAGTAGCCCTTCAGCCTGAGTCTTTCGTGAACCAGGCCGTAGGCCGTTGTTCTGTCGATGGCTCTAAGCTCTGGTTCAACTGCAATCCCGAGAGTCCATATCACTGGTTCAAAGAGAAGTGGATCGACCGGGCCAAAGACCTGGGCCTCTACGTGATGCACTTTCTCATGGATGATAACCCGAGCCTGACCGAAGCTACAAAAGCCAGGTATAAGCAGCTCTATGCTGCCGGATCGATCTTCTATAAGCGCTACATCCTGGGCCTCTGGTGCATAGCAGAAGGCGCGGTGTACGACTTCTTCTCATCAGATGTCCAGGATGGTTATGTGGTAGATCAATTGCCGGACCAATTTGAGGACTGGCGGGCCTCAGTCGATTATGGGGCATCAAACCCTTGTGTCTATGGCCTCTATGGCCGGTCAAAGGGGATCTGGTACAAAGTCAAAGAGTGGTATTATGAGCCCCAAAAGAGCGGATCAAAGACGGATGCAGCCTTATCAGCAGAAATGAAGGCCTTTCTGTCCTGGAATGGAAAAGCGATCCGCCCTAAATCGATTGATGTTGACCCATCTGCCAAGCACCTCATAGACCAATTCAGAAAAGACTTTCAGGGGATCGTCATCTACTCGGCCCGCAATGCCGTGCTCGATGGCATCCAGGTATTAGCGCAGGCAATATCCTCCGGCCTGTTCAAGATCTATATCAGATGCAAGCGGACTATTGAGGAATTGCTAAACTACGTCTGGGACGTGAAATCTCAGGAACGAGGCGAGGATAAACCAGTGAAAAAGAATGATCATGCCTGTGATGAAACGCGATACTGGGCGATGCGAGTATTCTATGGCCTGTCAACCGCTCACGCCAAGCCGGCAGGACTGTGAGCCATGAAGTGCGTGCTATGCGGTCACCAATTCGGGCAGGATGATGTGGGCTATGTCAAGGGCTCCATATCCGGCGAGGTCCTGGAGCTGCTGCCCTCCGGCCCAAAGCAGACCGGCCAAATCCTGCACCATGAAAACATCCTGATGTGTGTTTCCCATTTCCAGGATATCCCGAAATTCATTGCTGAGAACCTCCAGACCAACGCTGCATCCCGAAAATCCAAGAGCTGATTATCCTGATCACTGATTACGAGGCCATCCTGCAAATCAGGCAGCCCTGGCCGCCAGATGATGCCGATACTCAGACCCGGCTCCAGCTCTATGAGCGGAATGCCAAGCTCTTCAGAGGGCAGCATAATCAAGTCTGGCAGGATGAAGTCCGCAAGCTCCGGGCCGATAAGAGCGGAGATCTCAGGATCGTAATCAATTTCCACCGTCTCCTCTCCCGGCTCTGGTCGGACCTGGTAGCCGGCGAGATCCCGGAAGTAGCGGCAGACCAGGATGATCAATTGGCTGCCCTCAAGCGGATCATCGGGGATAATCTGCTCTGGGAAGCAATCCAGGACGGTGTTGTGGATTATTCCAAGGCCGGCAGCAACATCCTCAAGCTCCGGTTCGATGGCAAGGGCATAATCGAGAACATTCCCCCAAAATACTGGTATCCGATCGTCAGCATCAGCAATGTCAAGCAGGTCAAGGCCCATATCATAGCCTACTCATTCAATGATCCAGAAGAAAAACGAAAAGAGATCAGCTACCTCAAAGTAGAGATCCACAGGCCGCCTGCCGAGGGCGAGGAGAGCTATGTCATCGAGCACCGGCTCTACCGGCTGAAGTCCGGTAAGATCGACTCTGAGCCGCTGCCCCTTGATACCTTCCCGGAATTCGCCGGGCTGCTGCCCATCGAGCCCACCGGCCTGGATGACTTCGACATCATAGACGTCCAAAACAAGCCCGAGACTGACCAGCTCATAGGCACTGACGATTACAGCGACATTAACAGCATCCTCCATGAGATCCTCATGAGGTATGCTCAGATATTCCGAATAGAGGACAAGTTTGCCGATCCGAGCATGTACGGCCCGCCAATGGAAGAGCAGGACCCCAGAGACGGCGAGTATAGGGTGGTTGGAGGATCTCGATATATCGCTGTGGTCGAAGGCCAGGTCCCTCCCGGGATCATAGATGGCCGGGGCCCGCCGGTCACCAGCTACACATCCATCGAGCACCTCATGCAGAGGCTCTATGAAGTCTCCGAGACATGCAGGGTAGCCTTCGATGCCAGCCAGGCAGGCACAGCTCTTTCTGGAACCGCCTTGAAGCTCATGATGAGCAGGCCACTCAGCAAGGCGGGCGGGATTAAGCTCCGGTACGATGCCAGGCTGAAGAAGGCCATCCGGCTTTGCTCCCAGATGGAAGTCTATCATGAGATGCCTGGAGCAATCGAAATTACAGATTTCCAGATCAAATGGAAAGATGGTCTCCAGCAGGATGATATGCTGGATGCCCAACGGCAGGCTACACTCATTGCCGCCCAGGCCATGAGCCCGCAGGACGCTATGAGGGAGCGGGGTATGTCCGAGGAGCAGATTAAGCAGGCCATGGAAGATATCCGGGGGCCTGCAATCCAGGAGCCCGGCACGGCCCCTAAGCTGACACTGCCCGCATTAGGGGATATCAATGGCCAGCAAGCAGCTCAGTGAGGCCCAAGCTCGCCGCCTCATCCAGCTCTACACCGATGCAGAGCGGGAGATCCTGACAGAGTACAATAAGGCGCTGTTGAAGGGCAACGATCTTAAGAACCTCACAGCGCTCAAGAACAATGTCGCGGCAATCCGAAAGGATCTACTGGCAGGCGGGCGGACGTGGTGTGAAGAGGCGGTATCCTCGGCATACCAGGCCGCCGTGGCCGAAGTTGATCGGGGTTTTGCAGAGATCGCTTTCGGGGCGATCCATCAACAGGCTATGCAGGTCTTGGCAGAAAATGCCTACCAGCGCCTTGTGGATGTCGATTCTGTCATAGGCCGGCGAGTAGACGATGTCTACCGGAACCTCGCCCTGGAAGCAGTCCGGGGTGATGTGGCCGGATATCAGACCTGGAAACAGACCGCCAAGCGATACCGTGAAGCTCTGGCAGAGAACGGCATCACTGGATTCAAGGACTCGGGCGGGCGCGAGTGGAATATGAAGAGCTACACCGAAATGGTGGCTCGGACCACCACCCGTGAGTGCAAGATCAACGGCACGGCC